GGACTACCACAAAAACCTGCTTGAGTTTGTATCGGATGATTTCCTTCTAATGAGTGTACGTTATAAAGGAGCCCATCTTTCAACTTACCACCTTTAATTTCTAAAATACGTTGTTCTTTAAGAGTAATAGGTTTTTCGTAAATATTACCTGTATCTGATCTTACATATAATGTTGCTTTAAAACCATCGACTGAATTATTGACACGTTCTTTTTGGAAGTACTTACGAATATCTTTAAAAGAAATAGATTTACTTAAAACTCTTAAAATCGCTAAATCGCGTAACTCATCTAAAGCAATAACTTTAGTTGCATAAAAATTATTATCTATTTTTACTTTACTTTCTCCAGACAAATGCCCAACAGTTAACATATAATTTTTGTAAAACCCTTGAGCGAAACAAACTTGGGTATTACCAACAAAAAGTGGAAAATTTTGATTCATAACTTGGTCTGCTAATTGAGCGGATTGAATGTCTAAACAAGCTTCGTTTTCCATATTACCGTGTTTAACTTTTGAATTGAAATAGAAATTTGAACGTTTCTTAATTGTAGTTTTATTTTTATTTAAAAATTTAGTTAAATACGCATCTGCTGAGGTTTCATTTCCAAATCGGAATTCACTCTTCTTTTCGTAAGAAACCCTATTTTTCGGAAGTTTATTGAGATATGCGTCTGCCGAAGTTTCATCAATTAACTTAAAAGAATTAGGATTGTTAAATTTAACATCGGAAGTTTTATTGAATTTCGCACCTGTTTGATAACTAGTAGGTTTCTGTGTAAAGGATTGATCATAAGTATCGTACATTTCTTCAGATAATTTCGGTGATTTACTTGAACACAATTCTTTGATAGCCAAAGCAGCAAAACCAGTTTTTAAGAAATTAATAAAATAATTACAGTACTGAACTAAGTCTCTAGAGGGAGGAGTTAAATTTGTATAATCAATTGACACCATTTCTACGTTACGCTGGATGTGTTTATACCATGTAGCTATTCTACCTTCTACTTCCCACATAAATTCGTTATTAAAGAAACACAAAACTTTGTTGTTGTCGACCCTGTATTCAAAACTATCATCACAAATACAAAATACTAACTTACCGTCGTCGTCCGTTGTTAAAAAGAAAGCTTCGTCGCGCAATTTAACCACACAGTCAAATTCTATAGGACTATCAATTCGAAGCGAATTGAGTTGATTGAGACCAGATTCTAAATCAGTACATAAATCATAATTATTAAACACGTCTTTGACTATCTGTGAAAAAGCTTTTGTTATTGTGGTATATGGAAGAGTTGTTCGGATTATCTTGGTTATTCGCATCAACTCAAAAATTGACTTTTTAGAGATTTCATCAACATCTCGCCAGAACATATCAAATTCTACAAGGTTACGTGCCATAT